TTGGTCTGGCTCGCTACTGGCTTGGCGGTTGGCTGTGTCGATAGACCTCGCAGTTTTCCATCGGTGGACTAACGATGCTCGGCACCGGGCAAGGCTCCGGCTTAGTTCGTTCTGTTCGCTGCTGGTCGGGCGTCTCGCTGGCGGCTGGGGGAAGCCAGGGCTGGCCTTGTGTTCGGGCGGGCGCGATGCGTGGGCGAAGCTGGCAAGCCTTGACCCCCCGGCACCGCAAATGTGCGGCCCCGCTACCTTACTAGCCCTACTCTACTTTTCTGACCAAAAATTCCGAAACTATCCTTGACCCTACTTCCCATTTCCGCCCACTTTCAAAATCCGCCCAAACCAAAAAAATTCCGTAAAATTTTTTTTTGGCTTTTACGCTGAATTTCCTACGAACTCATACCTACCAGCTACGTTACCATTCCTTTTTCGAGTTCGTCGCTTCTAGCCCTATCTCCGTGCGTTCTAGCGCGGCTCAGAATCAACTCCACAAGTCAATCTTCGTCGTCATCTTCAACTTCTTCGATCACCGCATCCGGAGTCATCGCTTTATACTTCTGATAGGGCCGTACCGGGTAAAGCGTACACCCTGGAATCAGGCAGTTTCCAATCTCCCATTTTGGTTTTGGATCGTTGCCTGCTCCCACACAGTCAAAACATTTTCCGTTGATCGCTTTCCTAAGACTGGTCGGATGCTTCCACGCCTTCTGGATCGGATTCAGTATCACCACCTTTTCACCAGACGCCGCCATCTCTGCGCGTTTCCTGGCGCTGGCTTCCCGCAATGCACTCATGTCGTTCATGCTGCTTATTTCCTCAAGAAAATAGCCCGAACAGGATCGGGCTGGTACGTTTGAATGTGTTTTCCCTGTTATCTGAAAAAGCTCTTACGAAAACACGGAAGAATTTTTCTTAAAATTGATTCCTGATGCGCGGCGAAACCCTTACCTGGCGTGATGTTCTATCCACCACATCCTGACCCTCCAATACCATCTCCTTCCCCATCCGGCCCGCTCGGCCATCGCATCGCAGCGCATCCATTCCAGTCTGTCTCTGGCGTTCATGTCCAATCCAGCGCATTAACCAAGCTAAGGTCGTTCGTCGTGCCGATGTAGTAATCCAGATTCGCCAGCGACTTATGCCGGCTGTACTTCTTCGTCTCGGCGATGTCCTTCCCGGTCAGCGCGTAAATCTTGGTGACGAAGGTCTTTCTGGCGCTGTGGGTGTTGACCTTGCCATCAATCCCCAGTCGTTCACACGCAGCCGTAATCACGTCCGACGCTTGTTGACGGCTGATTGCCTTGTTGTGACCCTTGCGACTGAGGAACAGTTTGGTGCTATCCGTGACTACCTTCCCTACTGCCCGATAGCTCTCCCGAACGGCGGCGACCTCTGCGGCGTAGGTGTCCGAGATCGGGAACGTGGCGTTGTCGCTACCTTTCGCGCTCTTGATGCTCAGGTACTTCCCGCTCACGTCGCCAAAGGTCAACGCCAGGGTTTCGCTGATCCGGGTTCCGAAGTGCAGGCCGGTCAGCACGATCAGCCGGTCGCGGGGATGCAGGTCAGCCAGGATTGACTGGACTTCTTCTGGGGTGATGACGCGACAGCCTTGCATGGTGGTACTCCGGTCTGGGGTTGACGATGGTTTCAGTTTACCCCGTATCGGCGTTTTTGCAAGCGAAAATTTCGCCGGGTTTTTGCACAAAAGCGCGAGGCTTTTCTCGCGCGCGTCTTTTCTCTATCTTTTGACCTTTCTTATCTTTTGAATCTTCTTGGTTTTAGTCTTTATCCTTTAGTTCTTTTAATAACATATGTGTAGTCATATTTCGAGTTTTATCGAAATGACGAAAAACGTGATAATAAACAACACGCTGGAAGAAAATCGCGCTCGGCGTGGGGGGGGGTGGTAGACGCTTCCTAAAGGTTAGTAAATAACGAACCTTTACGGCCATAAAGGTTAGCGATTAACGAACCTTTATTTGAGCTAAAGGTTAGTAAATAGCGAACCTTTAAAGGTTCACGATTAGCGAACCTTTACCAACTCACCAAACCCTACGCTGTTTTCGTGTTGAGCTACTTGACAACAGCGTAGAAACCCCGGATCATGGCAGACTGAGGACTAGCGCGGGGTGTCCTGGACACATGCTCGAACAACCCCACGCAGTGCCGGGCTTGGGGTCATCGCGTTGCGACAGGACCATTGGTTCCTGACTCCACTCTGAGCGCCGTCACCGATTCGCCCACGTCACGGGCGGTTAATTCGCCTGAAAAACCGATCAACCCATCCAGCAGATTGCGCCGTAAAATAAAAGACGACCGATGTATTTAAGCGCCCATTACAGAATGACGCCCGAAAAAGAAGATCGTGGAAACAAGAAACCCGCCGAAGCGGGTTCATGCGCCGGGGACAACCGGCTAACTCAAGTCCTGACAGATAGGAAATGAACTTTGAATAGTGTAGTCCAGATTGACCAAGAATTTAAAGACCTGATCCCACCTTTAAGCGCGGAAGAATATGCGCAGCTTGAGGTTAATATCTTGGCTGAAGGGTGCCGTGATGCGTTGGTGGTTTTTGCGGTGCCGCCAAGTGAAAAATGCCCGCATTGTGGCACTCGCTACCATCGCGCAACTAATGAGCAATTAGTTTATTCGCAAAGAGAGTTCAGCGAAGATCGCTGGTTTGAAGACAGTTACGCCGATGAGTCCATTTGGATATGCGATCAGGGTGAAGATGAATGTGATCAGGTTGAAGGAAGTTTTATTCTTCTTGACGGTCACAACCGCTATGAAATCTGCCAGAAACACAATATCAGTTTCTCAAAAACTGATATTAAGGTAGATAACCGTCAAGCGGCGATCAACTGGATCATCAATAACCAGTTGGGCCGGCGCAACCTTCATCCGGATCAGGCCAGCTACCTGCGGGGCAAGCGGTATAACGCGGAGAAGGCTTCGGTAGGAGGGGATCGCGGTAATCAGTATACGGTGGCAAAAGATCAAAATGATCCTTTGCCAGAATCAACCGCCGACCGTCTCGCCACCGAATACAAGGTTAGCGCCCCCACAGTTAAGCGCGACGGCAACTACGCAGCGGCTATTGACACCTTGCAGGCTGCGGGCATTGCGCCGCAGTCCGTGATCGCCCATGAACCAAAGGCGGCGGTGGTGGAGTTCGCCAAGCTCATCACGCCTGAACCTGCCCCGCCTGCTGCTCCATTGCTGCCTGTAGAACCGCCAAAACCAAAAGACCCAGTGGTTGCTGCTGTTACTGAAAAAGTGAAGCGCGGGGAAATGACGGTCGTTGAAGCTGCTAAGGAAATCCGTCAAGCCAAAACAGAACAGCGCCGGGAAGAACGGTTAGAAAAGATTGTTGAAATCAGTCAGGGAAATACTGAACTGTCAACCGATGTCCGCTATCCGGTCCTGTACGCCGATCCACCGTGGCGCTACGAACACGCGGAAAGCGATAGTAGGGCGATTGAAAACCAATACCCGACAATGGCGCTGGATGATATTTGCGCGTTGCCGGTTACTGACCTAGCAACGCCAGACGCTATTCTGTTTTTGTGGGCCACCAGCCCAAAGCTGGCTGAATCCATGCGGGTGATTGAATCCTGGGGGTTCACCTATAGAACCTGCGCGGTATGGGATAAGCAAAAGATCGGAATGGGCTATTACTTCCGGCAACGCCATGAATTGCTGCTGGTGGCGACACGCGGATCAATACCAACACCAGCGCCGGGGGATAGGGCTGCATCGGTCATTGTAGAACCCCGCGAAGAACACAGCGCAAAGCCCGCTAAGTTCGCTGAGTTGATCGAAGCTATGTACCCCACCTTGCCGCGCATCGAGTTGTTCTGCCGGTCGCCGCGTGATGGTTGGGCGGTTTGGGGTAATCAATCATGCTGAATGCCGTGATCCATAACTTCCAAGATCAGCTTGAGTATTCAGCGGAACTATCTGATGAAGCGGCATGGATCGCTTTTTATAAAAGGCTATGGCCTGACATGGTTGCTGCGGTACGGATTGATAAAAACTCTCAATTTCAAAAGTGGGGGATTGATCGGGAGATTCTTTTGCCGAATGGTAAAAGGTTTACGGTTGATGAGAAGAAGAGAAAAATTGATTATAGCGACCTGTTGTTAGAAGAATGGAGTGTTTGCGATTTTGATTATGAAAACAAAAAAGTCATCAAAGGAAAAAAGGTTGGATGGGCTATAGACCCTGATAAGCGATGTGATTTTGTTGCTTATGCTATTCAGTCCTCTGGAAAGTGTTTTTTACTTCCATTTGAAATGACGCGACAAACGTGTATTCATAACTTTCCAATCTGGAAACAGAATAAAAGCTGGTATCCAAAACCTGCAAAAAACGAAGGGTACACAACCGTTAATGTTGCCGTCCCATTCGCTGAATTTAGGCTAAAGTTCTGGGAACAAATGCACAGAAAGTTTGGCTCAGAAGTTCCTTTGCCGCTTCCTGTACAACAAACCAACCAAGTTTTATTGTTTCAGCATGGAGTTGAATAATGACCACTGACCTTCGTTCCAAACTCCTCACCCTCATCAAAGAATACGGCGACAGCCTGTTGCGGATTGAGTCTGAGAAGGACTTACAGAAGGCGGTAGCTGATCAAGCCGAAGAAGAATGCCAAGTCAAACCGGCTCAGTTCAAGAAAGCGGCGATGGCCTACTTCAAGGACAAGGTTAAGGAACTGCGTGAGGAATTGGGCGAACAGATGGATTTACTGGATGTGATTCGTGGGGATGATGCTGATGAATAACGCTCCAGAGGTTTACTACAACATCTCACAAACACAGATGTCGATAGCCCGGCGCTATGGTGGGTTGAAGGTGAATGG